CTGTCATTGTCTTTTCCTTGTATTAAATTAGTGAGAGAAGGTACTTCCGTGAAAAAGTACCCTCTTACTCGGTTTGTTACTTAAACAGCTACTACGTATTCAACTACAATACGTGCTTTACCTGTTAATAGGTCATCTACAGATGGAGCTACTACTAGCTCGCCTGCAGCGGCACCTATTGAAAGTCCAACTAATGCACCAGCTCCAGTAATTTCAGAGTTAAGTACAGCAATTGCAGCTTGGTCTGCTTCTGTTGCAGTTACTAAGCCATTAGCATCAATAGCTACACCAGCAGAAGTTTCTAAACCAACATCTAAGTCAGTTGTAGTGGAAGTAGAAGTCCATGCTTCATCAACATACATTTTCGCAGAAACGATAGTTGAGTTAGCAGGAATGCTCATTTCCATATTACTTGCAGAACCACCTGCAGGAAGGTCAGCATGGTCTACAACCCAAACAGCTTTTTTTACTAAGCCATTAGAGTTAAGAACACCACCATATTTTCCATCAGTAGTTCTAGGTCCATAGTGAGTATTTACACCACGTGTTGCATCTAATTCAAAGCCCATAATTATTCTCCTTAATAAGCTGTTGGTGAAGTTAAAATAACACCTAGCGTATCTACACGCTGAGCACCGAAGCCATAACGAGAAGTAACCTGATATTTATCAGCTCTTTCTTCTTGGTCTCTCCAACCTTCTGTCTGCGGAGCACGTCTCCATGCATGCATGATAGGTTTACAAGAGTCATCTGCAATACACATAAACACGTTAGCAATATCACCAATTTCAGCAGTATCATTAGCTAGTTTATAAGCAGAAGCGTCAAGCGTTTCAGCGGCTGTAAGTGTTTGTAAGAAGTTAGATGTATAAACATCCCAACCAAATACATTCTTAACGAACTTGTGGTCTCTAGCGAAACCTTCTGTAACAATACCTTCAAACATAGGATTGTTAGAAACATTCACTAAGTTAGAAAGAGAGTTTAAAGAAGCTTCAACGATAGGGTCAACGATAGCAATACGTCCTGAAGCAGGAGCATTAGCTTTATCGAAAGCCAGTTTCATTGATATAAAGTCAGCTAGTGACATAGTACGTGTTGAAGCAGCATCGCCACCAGCAACCCAACGATGTGGTCTAGCATTAACTAAGTTAAGACCAGCAGCTTGTGCTTGATTAGCTACTTGAAGTAAACGAGATTCATGGTTTTCACCAAGAGCTCTTGTAGATTCCATAGCTCGCATAGCCATTAGTGTATCAACTTGAGAACCATCTTCACGAAGGTCATCAGAAACTTTCCATGCATCACCGATATAATCAGTAATTGTTAAGTTTAAAGTACCTGTGTCGATAGGGTTATAGTTTAAAGGTGTATCTTCAGCAGCATCTTGTAAAGTTACAGAACCAACTGTTTTAATGTTAAGTGTAGTACCTGAACCGAAGTCTGATACATCTCTAAACATTCCTTCTGGAAGAAGGTAGTCATGTAAGTTTTCAAGGATGAACTGAGAATACTGTTGTGCTTCAATAAAAGCAGTAGTATTGCCTGTTAATTGTGACATTTAAGTCTCCTAATTTAAGTTTGAGATTTAACTTTTTTACCTGCAGCAGCCCATGCTTTAACTAAATCTTTAGTACTTGCTCCTCTAGGAACTCTTGCAGAAGACGTTTCTTCTGGTGAAGCGTTTAAGGATTGAGTATTAATAGTACCACTTGAAGAAGATGGTGTAGCCACCTTTCCAGATAGTCCTGAAAGTTTTAGTACCGCATTTGGTGATGTAGCAGCCAAATTGTTAAGTTGTTGAACAGTTAACCCAGCCTCTTTCGCTATTTGATTGTATGCTGTTTGTGCTTCAGCTCCATACTGTGCAGTAAACTTATCAGCTACTGAACTTGCATTTGACTTAGCATTCTTAGCATTCTCTCTATTTTCGATTGTGCTATTAATTAATTGTTCTATATCATCATGGTTTACTTCGGAAGCGGTAGCCTCTTGTTGTGTTCCAGACTTTATTTCGTCCAGAAGTTCTTGAGCTGTTTTACGCCTAGTTAGTTCTTCCTTCACTTCTGCTAGCTCTGCTTCTAAAGTAGAGATATGCTCTTGTGCATGAGGAACTGATTTAAGTGCATCTTCAGGACTCTTGTACTTCTTTCCTTCACCAACAAAATCTTGAGCTTCGGTAGGAATCTCAAATGTCGATGGTGCTGCAACAGGAGCTTCGTTGGTACTAGGCTCTAGTGTTGGTTCTTTTACTTCTTGTTCTACTTCATTACTTGTTTCTTCAGTCATTTATTTCTCCTGGTCAGGTAAATGATTTAAAATTTTAGTAAATGCTTTTTGTAGTCCAAGATTGAATGCTTGTTGCTCAGACCATGCAGGATTTTTAAATGATTCTTCATCCATACATTTTCTTTGCGAAAGTTCTATCTGTTCTTTAAAATACTTATTAAGTTCTTCAAAGACCTGATTCTTGGTCAGACTTTTAGCCTTTTCTGTTTTTAAATCCATTGGTTAAATTACTTCCTTTTTATAATGCCTATAGTATAACATAAAAACGCTCAAATGTCAAGCTTTATCTACACATTCGGAGGAATATCTTCAATATTTTCACCACCTAATTCAGCTTCTTGTGATGCTAACATCTCTTCTTCCATTCCTGGTGTTGCTTGTTCTGCTTGCATTTCTTGTTGTACCTGTTGCTGTAGCTTCATTGTCTCTGCTTGCTCAAACAAAGCTGCATTATCTTTAATAAAGTCATACTGTTCGAAGCCCATATATTCTTCAACCATAGAAGCTAATCTCTTAGCTGATATATGTGGTCCAATCAATTGACCCATAGGACTATTAAATAATCCCATCATATTTTGTATTAACTGTGCTCTTGCAGCATAGTGTCTTGCACCAATAGGTCGCAATTTACCACGTGCAGTTATATCTTCTTTAGTAATTGACATGAAATCAACTACACCTAAGTCATCATCCATAGTTCTAGCTACTTCAGCTACATCCATATTTCTTACTGACATCTCTAGCATAGAATTAAGGATAGGTTCTAGGAATTCTACTTCAAAGTTATTAACTTTATGTTGGAATATTCTTCCAGCAGCATTCTGTAATGACTGTACTTCAAAAGCTGTTTTCTCACCAGGAGAACGAACTCCCATAGCTTCTCTTGGAGCACCTGCCATTTCTTCCATTAGTTGTAATAATACTTGTATCTCATTATTAACTTGGAATGCAGCAGCGTTAGGTGGCATAGCTTCTACATCACCATCTTCTGGTATATGTATGATAGCTTCAGGATGCCATTCAAATGGTTCTACATCACCTTTAATCTTTAGTGGTGGATGTATAGTCATATCTAATGCATCAGCTTTAAGATTCTCTAGATGGTCTACTCTGTACTGCATACCTACTAAGTTATCTAGTGGACCCATACCATAAAGGTTATCAGGTCTACTTCTCCATCCTACGTGATGCTTGTTGTCTCTACCTAAGTAGGAAGCATTAGCTTGGTTACGAATAACATAGCTTCTATCTATAACTGTTATAATTCTTTTTTCTAGCAACTCATCATTAATTTCATCATATAAGTCACCTTCAAATTCTATTATCTCTACCATGCCTGATTGATAGTATTCTTGTAATGAACCAAAACCATCTACTATAAAACCTTCTGCTTTATTAACATCTTCTACTCTAAAAGCACTAATAGTCTTACGGAAGTTCATTGCTTTTTGAAAAGCTCCTTCATCGTAGTCAAGGTCAGGTCTATGTTGCATATCTTTCTTAAGTTCTCCAACAGTCTTAACATAACGTGTAAACTTAGGAGAGTCACTAAAGTGTTGTGACACAGGATTGAATACTATATCAAATGGAGATATTCTTGCTAGTTTAGGTCCACGATAAGTAGTAACTTCTTCATCAGTATAAGGGTCCATGTGCTTTTCATCTACAAACTGTACTTCTGCAAATACATTACCATAATCAATATAGTCATATACAAGGTCAGATACTGTAGACCTAAAGCCAGACTCTTTAGTCTTAGTCTTTAGATATGATTCAATAGCCTTACGTTTTTTAACTGTAGCATCTTTATAATTGAAACCTTCCCACTTCATCCAGTTGTCATTAGGAAATAATGCATCCATATAGTTAGCATGCAAATTATCTCTAATCTGTGTTAGTTTAGGAACAGTAGTCTTATTCTTCCAAGGAAGTTTAGAATTACTTGTCTTAGAAGTATCTGTAGCAAACAAGTAGTTTCTTAGCTCACGCCATTCAGCTTCTTTAGGCTGACGTTGAGTCCACCATTGATTATATAGATGTGCTAATTGTTTTGCTATAGAGTTTCTTTCTTCAAATAATTCTCTAATTTGTGCGACTGTACCTGCCATAATTTATTCCTTAATTGATTAGTAGCTCATTCCGCCAAAGCGACTATGGGTTATTACATTTTTACTTACACTAAAAGCTCCAAACCTTTGCTTTGGTATAACAGCAATAGCTATAGCATTTGAGAGTGCATCTTTAATGTCATCATGTGGAGGATGAACCATTACTAGTTCTTCTTCTAATGATTGACAGTTACCACCTTTATAATGCCAAACTTGTAGGTTATCATACTTAGGTTCAAGTACTGAGCCTACTCTTTCTTGCTTATCACCTAGACTTCGTGTAGGTCTGAACTCATCTATTGATAATGGTATTCCATTAGGTTTAAGGTAGCTATCTTTTAATTCTCTTACAATAGTTTGTTGAGCTACTGTAGTCTCAGCTCTTAGCTTTCTAAAACCCCATTTTTCCCAAGCTTTAAGAATATGTTGATAGTAATCTACAATCTTCTCAGTCTTGAATCTATCTATATCTAAAACATAAAAGTTACCTTGATGGTCTACACCTATAGTTACTAGTGCAGTGTAATCTGCTCTCTTTCTTAATGAGAATGCAAAGTCAATTGCTGCATATACATTAAGTTTTCTATCTTTCATATACCAGTCACCTTCTTTATTTACTAGTATACTTCTATCAAAATACTGAAAGTTATCTTTATCTATCCTTGCTGTCTCAGAACTATTTGGATTATTATAGTATTGAGCATAGAACTGGGTTGAATCGATGTACTTAGCTTTAATCCTAGCCAGCTCTTTGCTATCAAATCCAAACTGTTTACCATCTGCTCTACTTCTCTTAGCCCATAAAAATTCACCATCTGTTTCGACTACTCTTTGGAAAAGTTCATAGACCTCTGCTTCAGATTCTAAATCACCTCCTTCGTCAAAATGCTGCTCTTTCATGTTAATCATTGTATCATAGATATCTCTTGGATGATACCTCGTTCCTACTACCCACTCATATGCTCCTGGGTTCTCAATGGAGGCTAGTTGCGAGTACGCTGATGCAACTTTTTCTCTACCATCCTCCGTGTAAGCATTACCTGGAACCACAATATCGTCAAGTACGACAACATCAGCATGGAAACCAGTAGTATTAGATGTAAGTCCAACGGCTTTACAAGTAGCATCTCTTATACCCTCCAATTTACGTTGTGGATGGTCAACAGCTATTTCAGCTACTGCCCACTTCTCTCTCTTGCCTTCTTCTGGATGAATCATGTCACTCCAGTACCTACGATAGATTGGTGAGTCTATTATTTGTTTTATTGCATAAAGCTGTTTCTCAGCTAAATCTGCTGTTGCAGAAACATACAGTATTGTTGTCTCTGGATTATTAGTTATATGCCAAGCAGTTCTATAAGCAGCTAGTTTACTTTTCATGTGTCCACGTGGTAGTAGTACTAGTTGATTCTCTTTAGATTCCTGCCTACCCCACCAAGCAATCAACTCTTCATGAATTGCTCCTAGTAGTATATGTGGTGCAACTAACTTAATAAAAACTAGTAAATCGTTTTCAGCAGCTTGTTTTATTTGAGCAATAGTTCCCTTACTCATGACTTCTTATGTGTATTAGCAAACTTTCTAGCAGCCTCTACTGAACCAAAACCCCAAGCTTTTAATGCTAGTGCTTTACGAGTAGGTTCACCATTAGGTTTCTTCATAGGACCTTTCATTCCTGCAAACCTAGCAGCAAAAGATACTCTCCTTGGATTAGTACCAGATTTAACTGGAGCTTTAAGATTACCTGGAGCACTATCTCTACCTTTTTTATTTAGTCCGCCTTTAGGATTCTGTCCTGCTTTTCTAGTCCATGCTGGTGTTTTCATAAAACCTTACTCCTTCTTTATCTATTGTATATGTAACTCTTCTAGCTTGTTTCCCATCTTCAGGAAATTGTATATGAATCCAGGAATTAAATTCCATAATTAACTTATCGAACTGAATACTTGATTTTGATAAAGTGTCCATGACATCAGCAATACTCCCATAGTTATGGCACGAGAAATCTGCTGCGAGAGCCTTAACGTGGTATGACTTGTCAGAAGAATTGAGAGCTCTATTAAGAGGAAGGGACCTATACCCACTAGATACGCGAATAATATGTGAGTCAAGCTTTGACCTAACATCTTCTAATCCTTCTGCAAGTGTTAACAAGTTAGCAATTATCTGGTCATCTGTTGGTTCATTATCTATGCCCAGTCTTACTGCTGTATTACTTTTAGTTAATTCATCAAAAGTAAAGTGTGCTGTTAAAGGTAATTTAATTAGTTATACCCTTTTGTTTTTCATATGTTCTAAGTCCAGCAAGTCCTAGCATTGCAAACGTTAGTTCTAAAAGAACATCTGTTTGAAAGTCAGGTAAAGGTATGTAAGTACCTGTTATTGCCATAGTCCATTGTGCTAAAGGTGCTAGTACAAATATCCATGCAAATCCAATTGCAGCTACCCATCCTAGTGCAGGTCTCCATCCAGCAACAAAGATACTTCTATGTGCTGCTTCAACTTTGTTAATCTCTGTTTGAGCTAAGTTAATTGCTGTAGCATTATCTACTAGAGCTTTCTCTATAGCTACTTTAGCTTTTAGAGCTCCATTTTTATCTGGTATGACTCTATCAATTACTGTAGATATTAATGGTAGTAGTAAATTAATCATTTAAAAAGAATGCTCCTATAAAAAGTACTACTGGTGTTATTGGAAATATAGTTAGTACTACTGCTATTTTAATAAGTCGTTTAACCATTTACGTAAATCTTGCTTAGCTTCTTTTAGTTTTGCTTTTAGAGGAGCTAGGTAAACTATAGAACACTTTAAGCTCAGCTTTAATCTTTCTTTCATATCCCATTCCCATAGTACTATTGTCCCAACTACCAAAATCAAATAAATCATCTATAAATTTCCCTGTAATTATGTCTCGAAGTGTCATTAGATTTTAGGTTCTAAATGACGCGGTATAAATAAGTCTGCTTTGTATGCTGTTACTATATCTCCTAACTCTGGAAACTGAATATATATATCTTTATCCATTCTAGTCCAACATCCTTCATGAGGTCCTTCTGCATTACTATCTGTTGCATAAGCTCTAAACTTATAGTCTTGATGATACTTAGCATCCATGAAAGGATGTAAAGAACACTCTTCTATAGTTAGAACTACTTCTCCTACATCTGTAGGCATTGCTATTTCTGGAACTACATGATGCTCTGCTTCTACTAAACCAAGTCCAAGTCCTAATAAAGCTATTGTTGCTATTGCTGAAGTAACTACTTTCATATTATTTAACTCCTTGTGTATAATGAGGAGGAGTAATAGACTTTGTTGTTATTTCTAGTGGCTGTACTAACAACAAAATAACTGTTGCTAAACCTGCCATAAAACCCCACATTCCTCTCATTACTAATCGTTCTAGTTTTTCAAGTCTCATATTAATCTGTTCATACCTAATCGAGCATATTTCCTCATGACTATGTATCTTTGTATCTACTTGTGTTGCAGTAACCACTTATTTACTTCCATAAATTCTAATTGTTCCACCATCAAAGGTTTCACCTGTTGTCCAATCAAAAGCTATGCTTGTTGATGCTGTTGAAAGACCTGTATTATGTCCCATACTATCAGAATCATGTATGCCATCTGCAGTAGTATCATTTATTCCACCACCACCACCAGAACGCTTACCACCACACCAAAATCCTGAAGCTAAATTATGAGTATATAAACCATATTGAGCTCCTACAGCAGTTCTAGTTGTTGGAGTAAAGTAAGTTCCTGTACCACCATTAGGTGTAAACCTTAAATAGCCACTAGTATTAGTAGCAGGACTAATAGAGTATAAATCAATAATAACAA